GTTCTTCCTGGCATCTTCCCGCACATCCGTCTCCAAGCAGTCATAGTGATTCGCTGTATCAATCTTCTTTTCGTGCTCCATTCTGTTTCGTTTCAATTTCTGCTCCTTTCTCCGATCGGTATAAATCTGGAAGAGGTCGCCAAGCATACACTTTCCCGTCATATATTCCGTAAACGTCATAAAATAATCCATTAGGTTTTACATCTTTTTCATATCGCATCTGTTTAACCGGAACTTCTGCATCATCACATGTTGCAAGATATATCCCGTTTTCATCCGGCAGACGCTCCTCCACCGGAATCCAGCCGTCATTCGTGTGCTTGCGGATGATATCTACCGCTCTATGTCCTGCATCATTATCTATAATGCATCCCTCTGCCTTTAGTTGCTCTATTATCTCTTCCAGAATCTTCTCTAACATGTCAGTCCTCCTTTAACATCCCTGTATGTATACACCCTCAAAGTTTCCTGTATTCTCTTCGTCTTTCGATACTTCAAACACATTTACTGTCCCAATCCCATCATTAAATGGATTATCTTCTTGATGATAGAAATACACTGTTTTACTTTTATCATTCACATTCTTTAAAAATTCTTCCAGCTCTTTTACTGTCATGTCAGTCCTCCTTTTCCCACCATCTCTGTCCACATTCATCGCAGAACCGGCTCCACGGAACTGCCTTGCTACCACATATCGGGCATACCATTCCATCTTCCGTTTGCACGGGTTTCTTCGCCGTATCCCGCTCCTGCAGCTCCTGCCACTTCGCAGCTTCTTCGTTTGTCAACAGTTCTGCTTTTTCCACTCTGTCTGGATCACCCTGTGCAATATAGAAATCAACGAAAAAATCAATAACCTGATTAATTGTAATTTCATCTCCGAATATATTTTCGAGTTTCTGAACTGCTTCTTTCAGCTCCATGATCTGCTCCGGGGTGAGCCCGGTGTCTTCGTATTCTTCCAGGAGTGCTACTGCATTGTACAGATATCCTGCATATACTTCTTTTCCGTCAACATTAAGATTTCCTTTCTCATCTCTGCTTGTTAATCTCTCCATCTCTGATCTCCTTAATCCTCGAATAAGCCACCGCAGACAGCCCATCCACAGCAAAATTTAGCTGACATACAATCTCTTCGACATCCGTCGAGACAGATATTCTGTTTATGTTTCCCCGCAGCGTATCAAGGATCTGCATCTTTTCTTCGTTCGTATATGGTCTGTTTAATAATTTCGCCATCTCCGCTCTCCTTTCGTTTGTTGTGATTAATTATCGTCCTTGATCTCAATGTCCAGTTCCCGCAGTACATTCACTCCGGTATCCTTCTCGATCTCCATGTTGAGAAGCTTAAAGTACTCCTCATCTTCCGTCACATAACTCAACTGCCTTTTCAGAAATTCCACATACTCCAGAATCCGCTTTTTACTGTACCCATGCTTTCTCATCATAAAGTCCACTGAGATCAGTGCCAGACAGGAAAAACATTTCAGATCTTCCTGCTGCTGCATCTTTTTGTATTCCGGATTTCTTAATACTTCCTTGACCAGCTTCTCTACCTGGTACTTTTTATGTGCCTTGCTCGCCCAACTCATGCTTTCTCCTTTCGTTCGATCTCATTCAGTACAGCCATCAATAACTCTTTTGCCAACGGCTTTTCATCATACTTCTTAAAAATCTTATCCGCTTCATTCTTCAGCCCCTCCAGAACCTCCTCATTTGCCGTTTTAAGGATATATTTTCGATACAGGTGCCAACAATCACAGAAAAGCTGAAAAGCCGTTCTAACCGCCATCATAGCTCTGTCACCCGGATATAAATCCCTGGGATCTCCGCCCAAAACTTTTCTACAATCTCGGATGCCACCTGTGCATCATCACTCCAAAATCCCACGGATGTCATACAGTCTTTTAAAAGCTTCTGCAAATTATCTGTATCTGGCTTTGTGATTCTGTATTCTCCATCCTTGTGTCTGCCTTTCGTCTGGAAACACCACTTGACAATCAACTGGATTCCACCCTGGTATGGTTCTTCTGGAACATGCTGACCAAGATAAGCCGTCAGCTTCTGTCTGGCTGCTTTTAATTCATCCGGTTCATAAAATCTCGGCCTGCCATTTACCAGATGTACTTTCTTTTCCTGATGTGTGATTGTCGGCGGAATCATTGCCATAAAAAATTCCATTCACTTTACTCCTTTAATGTGTTGTTTTTTTACTTTTTCCTTACACCTCGCGGTTGTGCTGGGTGGGCTCCCTCCCGTGTGTGGGGGCGTGCTCATATCGCCCCACACTGTAGGGTGGGTGCCCGCACATTCCCGTCCCGTTAGGGTTATACTTTAGTATAAGGTGCCGGGAGGGAATATTCCCGCCCTCCCGTTACCATGGTTACGGGAATGATTTGTTTCATTTCCCATCACCTTGAAATTAAGGTCGCGGGAAACATTATCCTTTATTCCCGGCACCTGGCTTTTATGGTTCTGGGAATAAATTACTTCTCATTCCCGGAACCTGATTTTTCAGGTAACGGGACAATCCTTTTTGTCTCTTTATCCGTCGTATATCCTAGCTTTTTAAGAGAATTCCAGATTGTCTTTTCTGCTGGATACTTTTCTCCAACAGCCTCCGCATCGCTTTTCATCTGCTCATATAATTCTTTTACAGTAGGATATATATCATCATGTCCGAATCGATAACTTTCAATGGCCATAGTGTATTTCGCCTGGGTATTCTTTTTCTGTATTTCTGCCTGTTTCTTCCTGGCATCTTTTCCTCTCTGCCAAGGCGGCCTCTCATCCTCCGGCTGGATATCATTCAGACAGCCTGTTTCGTCCATTCTATGTATAGGATAATCAAACCAGAGGTTTACCGGCTGGAACTTCGGAAATTCTCTGAGTGTTCCTTCGATCCGCCATGCCGTCTTCGCTTTTACGTCTTTTACCGCATCTTCTATCTGCTTCTGAAGAGCGTTCATCTGCCATTTATCAAGGCGCTCTTCACAATAGTTCAACATCTGCGTTTTACTGCACAGATCATCCTGGGACAGATCGTCTTCCCATTTAAAATAAGCATCCAGATACTGAATACAGACCTTACATATAGCCTTATTCTTTTCCTGTTCTATCAAAGCTTCTGTTGGTTCCAGTTCGATCAGGTCCAGCAACGCATCCGGATCACGGGCAAATACTCCGGATCCGCTGGCGCGGTCCATAGATTTTTTCCCTCCCTGACTTCCTTTACTATGATGATGACAGTAAATCACCGCACAGCCCAGTTCTGTACAAACCTTGTCAAACTGATTGCAGAAATTCGCCATCTGATCCGCACTGTTCTCATCTCCGGTAATGACCTTATAAATCGGATCAATGATAATAGCCACATAGTCTTTTTTCGCTGCCCTACGGATCAGCTTCGGTGCGAGCTTGTCCATCGGCACGGATTTTCCTCTTAGATTCCAAATATCAATGCTGTCCAAATATTTTGGCCTCCATCCAAGGGTGTCATATACATCCCGGAACCGATGCAGGCAGCTCGCCCGATCCAGTTCCAGATTAACGTACATGACACGGCCTCTGGCACACTTCCAACCAAGCCAGTCTTTTCCTTCTGCGATTGAGATGCATAGTTCGATCTGAAGAAACGATTTTCCTGCTTTTGATGGTCCGGCAATTAACATCTTATGCCCTTTCCTCAGAACACCCTCTATCAGACATGGGGATAATTCCGGCAGGTTCTCCCAGACATCTTGAAGCGGTTCCGGATCCGGCAGGTCATCATTGACGCTCTCAATCCATTCCACCCATTCTTCCCAGGATTCTTTTCCTATATTGGTATCTACCAAAAATTGTTTTTTCCCGTTCCGAGTTACTCCTGGCATCCGGGACAGCCTGGACGGATTCTTGTTCTGGGTATCCAGTTTCAGCCCGTTCTTCTTGCAGATACTGTACAGATACTCCACACGTTTCTTATATTCCCTCAAATCTGCCGCTTCGATCCGCACGATTGCATGCAAGCTCTTCTTTCCGGAGAACACCAACGCTGCCACAGGAAGCTCCAGCTCCCGGATCAGGGCGTTCTGCTTATCCAATTCCATATCGTCTGACTCTACAAGCGCATACCGGAAATCCGTTACATTCTCATTCTTGCAGTCTTTCCCGTCCAGGGGGTTAAACCGGATCCATGCTCCCGCATCCGGATTATAATCACCAAATACGGCACCTACATCGCCATTGCATTTATTTAATTCTTCGATAAGCTGTCCTGCGGTTCTGTCCCAGTTGCCCCTGCTCGGAAGCCAGCGTGTCCCCTTCTCATCCGTCTTTTCCCAGCTCTGCGTCACATAGCCCACATTTTCACCAGATTCAAACAACGCTTCTAAATATCGAATAAGATCCTGTACCGGATCCCAGTTCTTCGGTTCCCGTACCTCTTTTCCTTCCAACCAACCACTGTCAACTACAACACCCTCTTGGCTGATTTCGTCATTCCAGTCCAGTTCATGCCCCGGATTCCGGTCTGGCATCCATCCCCTGTCTATGGCCATCTGTACAATGGTACCGGCTGTCACCGGATCAGAAGATCCGCAAAAACTGTTCCATTTTCGGAAACATTCTCCAGAATGATAACGGGCAGGATCTCTTTGGCTCCATCGATCCCAATCTTCTGCTGTATAGCCCTCCTGTTTTAATGCCATTCCTACACTGACCCATTCCTGGTAATCCAGTTCTCCGGGATAAATATTGTCCAGTATTTCTAATAGATCTGCCCTTTGCTCCATGTTTATGCTCCTTTATACTCTGATGGAATAATATCGCGCGGAACTTTCCACCCATTTCCGGCAATCCGGTCAATCAGCCTTTTTGCTGTATCAAACTGCCAGGTTCCAACGTGCTGAAAGCCCCTGCTTTCCAGAAAACGGATCTGTTTCGGCGTGGTAAGCCCTTCCTGTCTCCGTTTATCGAGACGATCCAGCAGCCTTGCCGCTTTTCCTGCATTGTCAATTTCATCCGGCAGAATTCCAAGTTTCTCCAATGTCTGTCTTTGTTTTTCAGACGGCGGCGCCATTTCCCAGCCAAACGCCGGAACGTATCCCGATAAGTCTTCTGCCTGAATACTCATTTCAAACTGGAGCGGATCTACCAGCTTTCTCTTTCTCCGTTTCATTTCTGCCAGCTTCTGCGCTAGCGCTTCTTCCCGCTGCGCCACCACATCTTCAGATGCGGTCTTTTCCGCTTCTTCGATATCCATCGGACATCCTGCTTCTTTTTCCAGATTCTCTGTCATTTTCTGTGCTACTTCTTCACTCTCACAGATCAGATGAGCCGGGTGGCACAGCTCGTGTCGTTCCGTATGCCATAAAAAATCTAAAAGGAGAAGATGTTCTTTCCCTGGAGCCAGCCTTGTTCCCCTTCCTACCATCTGACAGTACAGACTTCTGACTTTGGTTGGCCGCAATACTACAATGCAGTTCACATCGGGACAGTCCCAGCCTTCTGTCAATAACATGGAATTGCACAAGACGTTATATTTCCCTGCCGCATAATCTGCAAGGATGTCAGCGCGGTCTGCACTTTCCCCGTTCACCTCAGCGGCACGAAAACCATGGGTATTCAGGATATCCCGGAACTTCTGACTGGTTTTCACAAGCGGAAGAAATACCACCGTCTTCTTCTCCAGACAGTATTTCTCCATTTCTTCTGCGATACTTTCCAAGTATGGATCTAACGCGGTTCCCAAGTCTCCCGCCTTAAAATCTCCAGACTGTACACCAACGCTGGTCAAATCAACCTGCAATGGAATCGTTACTGCTTTGATGGGTGATAAATAACCCTCTTTGATCGCCTTTGGAAGGGTGTATTCATAGGCCAGGGATTCAAATACCTGTCCCAGATTCTTCATATCTCCACGGTCCGGCGTTGCTGTCACACCAAGTACTTTCACATCTGGAAAGTGATTCAGAATTCTCTGGTAACTGTCTGAAATACAGTGATGTGCTTCATCGATAATGATGGTGTCAAAATAATGATCCGGGAACCGGCTAAGCCTGGTTTCCCGCATCAGACTCTGCACCGACCCCACTGTAATCCGGAACCAGCTTCCCAGGCAGGATTCTTCTGCTTTTTCCATGGCACATCCAAGCCCAGTAGACTTGGCGATCTTATCCGCCGCCTGTTCCAGAAGTTCACCGCGGTGTGCCAGGATCAGTACCCGGTCTCCACGACTGACACATTCTTCTGTTACTTTCGCAAATACAATCGTTTTTCCACAACCAGTAGGGAGAACCAGAAGTGTTTTCCTGGTTCCATGTTCCCACTGTTCAAAAATTGCTTCCTTTGCTTCCCTTTGGTATGGTCTCAGCTCCATTAAAATTTCCCTGCCTCAAACTTCTTCTCTTCAAACGGATAAAACTTTTTAATATCATTTCCCTGCCGCTTCTCACCGTCTGTTCCAGTCCATTCATGGACACCAACTTTGCAGCGGCCTTTTGCTCCAACTACAGCGTTCCAATTCATTTTGATCTTTTCTCCCTTTTTCTTCTGTCCAATAGAAGTAAAAAAGGCGGAAATCATTCCCTCCGTTTTCGTATGTAAAAACAGGTTATGATTGATCAGTGCTGATCCTTCCTCTGTGTCAATCCGTAATCTTAAAATTGCCTTATTGCATGCCGGAAGTTTTTCACTGCCTCCATGTCGGCTGCGTTCAAAACTCTCTACCGTAAAATCGTAGTCTCCTTCCGGAAGCAGGATAAACTCCCCACTGTCCTTTTCAATCTCATCGTCCCATCCTAATTCTCTTTCCATTTCACTCATTGCTTTCTATCCTCCTATTTTTCGTCAAACGGGATCTCATAATCTTCCCTCAGTTTCCGGATCATCTCGTACACTTGTGGCCAAGCGCCGACCAATACTCCGGAAATGAAATCCGGATCGTAATTCAGAATCGGAGTGGTCTGTGGGTAGTATCCTTTCCCAGCCACAACGGTCTGAATTTCTTCTTCCGAAACGAGCTTATCTTCCATCAGATCACGGAGTGCCTTGGGGATCCTCTCATCCACATGGAAAACACTATTCTTTGGCACTGGCTGCCCATGGGGCGGTTCTGTCTTTTGCGGCACATTCTTTGCTTTCCGGTCATTCAAATCCATCTGATTTCCTTCCGTCCCTGTCAGAACCGGATCTGGCGTCGGTGCAGGCGGTGTCTCCCTAACAGTTGCTTTCTGCTCTGTGCCAGATGGCAACATCTGCGTTGTTTGTTCAATGATTCCGGCAATCACACCATAATCAAGCTCACATTCATCCGGGAGGTTATAACGGTTCTTTGCGTCCCAGCACGGGTGATGGCAAGTATACATCACTCTTTTCCCGCCTTGAGCTTTATGCTTTTTCCCCTTATCATCTACAGCGATGGAATAAGTTTTATAATTGCAGAACAGCAGCATGTCCGCCCATTCTTTAACCAATGGGGATGTCTGGGACTGGGTTTTCTTCCCCAGTTTCAGCTCCCATCTGTCGTAAGCGCCCATTTCATCCGGCTGTTCAAATTTACGGAGCTGGGCGTGTGCTGTAAGCACCACATTGACTCCTGTCTCAATGACGTCTGTCAGCTTGTTCAGAAACCGCCCAAACTCTTCTTTTGTATAGATATAACCATTTCCATAGCCAAAGTCTTCAATTCCGGATTTATTATGTTTTGCACAGATGTGCTCCACACAAAGCTGTTCTGCCCAGTCAATGGTATCAATCACCAGAGTTTTGCACACTCCGGGATTCTTTTCCACATACTGGAGTTCTTCTAACAACATGATCCAGCTTGTAGGGCGGGGAAGGCGCGCAACGTCCATGTCGTTGGTGCTTCCTTCCGTATCGATAAATACCGGATCTGGAAATTTGGACGCAAACGTTGACTTCCCAATTCCTTCCGGTCCGTAGATCACTACTTTCTTTGCCTTCTTAATTTTACCTTTGATAATTTCCATTAAAACTCACCCGCTTTCCATGACGGCTTGCTTTCAACCGCTTCTTCCTCCTGGCCCTTTACATAGCCATCTTCAATAATGATGCTGCATTCTCCACCCGTGCTGACTCTGGTTGCGATTGCCTGTAGTCCCTCTTGTTTCAGCCATTCTCCAAATTCATTGAGAGTCTGGAGATCCATCTGTTCCAGCTTGTCCAGAAGGACGAACCCACACTTCGGATTCAGCTTCCGCACAATCGCTGTGGACACTTTTAGCCGATCGGAACCGGACATGTTATCCCACTGCTGTCCCTTATAAACCAATTCGCCTTCTTTGACAGATAATTCCGGAAGAGGAAGTTCTGCGGAATTCAGAAGGGACGTTTTATTTTTTCTCGTCTGATCGATTTCTTCTGTCAGAACACGGTACTGATCCCGATACTCCTTCGCATCATCTTCCGCTTTATCTTTGTCCATATTGGCTCTGACTTTGCGGTTGATCTCTTCGATATTGGCAATACTTGCTTCCAACTCAGCCGTAGATTCATCCTGTAATTCTTCTGTGGATTTATAAGCGATATTCATATCATGGTCAACCTGGATTAACTGATTCTGATAATGTTCCAATTCTTCTTTTAATGCATTGACTTTCTCTGCAAGTCGGTTTCTTTCAGCATGTAGTTCCAAGGCGTGATCTCTTTTCCTTTTGTTTTCTCCGTTCTTGGAAAGAATTTCCTGCTGCTGACGGATCAGTTCAGACGGAGATACCAGTTCTTTCGGAGCATCCGGATAATACGGCTGTTCCTTGGCAAACTTTTCTTTCTGATCCGCAATCTGCCCGATGGCAAGACGTTTGTTATACAACTCTTTCTCCTGAAGGTCAAGTGCCGCAAGCTGCTCTCCTACACCGATGATCCTAAGAAGAGTCCGGGCTTTCTCTTTTCCTGAAGATTCCATGAATTTTGGAAGATTTAAGGCAAGCTGTTCCACAAACTCATTCAATAACTGCTGTCCGCCTTTGTTTCCAGTTGGATCTGTCACTTTCAGGGAACTATTTTTTCCTTTTCTCTCTACTACAAGCCCATTGCTCATTACAATATGTAAGGTCGGGGGGATAGTAGATCCGTCTCTCTGTGCCTGTGATGGCCGGAAATTATCGCCGCCCAGCGCCCATGCGATTGAATCCAAAACCGAAGTTTTGCCTTGATTATTATTCCCTCCTACAATCGTCAGCCCATTTGCTGTTGGTTCGATCTTTACCGCTTTGATTCGCTTTACATTTTCGATTTCCAGTTTGTTAATCTTAATGCTTTCCATTTGCTTTTTCCTTTCTTATCTGTCATAATAAAGTTGGTTATTTTTCTGAGTGCATATCTGGGATTGCCGTCCCTATGCACTCTTTTTCATGCCCTGCTGCCAGTGTCTCCGGCGCAGTTCCCGCATCTGGAGATAATGCTTCTCCCTGTCTTTCACACAGTCATGCGTTATGTATGCTACTATCATCATGTCCAGCGCGATCCCGAACGACAGCAAAAACTCTGCCGTTGAGATAATGTTCTGGCTATAACTGTCAGCGGATCCGGCCATCACCAGTACGGCAATTCCCCCGACCACTGCACAGATGTCTTTCAAGATCCGGTATTTCCGTAATTTTCTTCTATGCATCGTTATCACCTCCCTCTTCACTTTCCTTCCTTCGGTTCATTTACACCACAATCTCTGTATAAAACCCCATCGCTTTAGCAATCTCCTGTGGATTATACGGCGGGACGTGCTTCTTTCCGTTTTTGGACTTGAGCATATCCCTGTAGTTGTAGTAATCCGTAAATGCCAGGATGTTGACCCGTTTCAAGTTTCCATCGCTTAAAATCCCGTAATTTCCATATCGGTCTTTCTGAGCCTCCATCTCCCGGACGATCGTCCGGACTGTCCTGTCACAGATATGGAATTGCTTCGCCAACTGGGGGATTGTCGCAATTGCGTTGCCATGTAATGTCTTTACTGATGTTATATTCACTCTTTATCCCTCCTGTTTCCAACGTTCTACTCCAGAAAATACTCAATAGTGACGCCGAAGTAGTCGGCTAGGATTTTGAGCTTATCAAGTTTTGGGTTACTTCTTCCGGATTTCCAGTCTGAGAATGTGGATTTTGTAATCCCTGTATCCTCAGAGACTCTATAATCGGTTATTCCTTTAGAATCTCGAATCTCAACATACTTTTCATACATAAAAAATCACCTCATTTCCGAACTTTTCTATTGATTTTAGTTCGGAAATCAGATACAATATAGTTGCGAGATATATTGACAACGAATTGCGCTACAATTCTGTTTTGATTTCCGAACTCTGTAGCATTATTATAGTGCGGATATCAGAACTTGTCAATGATTTCTGTACGGATTTCAAATTTTTTTTTTTGCGAGGTATGCCATGTATGAAATTTATTGCAAGTTAAGAGATGAAAGAGGTCTTAAAGATGCCGATGTAGCAAGAGAAACAGGGATTACAAAATCTACATTTTCCGATTGGAAAACAGGCAGAAGCGCTCCGAAAGATCCAAAATTAAAAAAAATTGCTGATTTTTTTGGAGTATCATTAGACTATTTAAGAAATGGAGACGATTCAGAAGAAGGAAAATCTTACTACTTTAACAAAGAAACAGCACAAACTGCTCAAGAAATATTTGAAAACGATAAGGTATTATTTGACGTATACAGGAGTGCTGATAAAGAAAGATTAATTGAATACGCAAAAATGTTAAAAACTATTCGTGACTCGGAGGAAAAAGAATAAGTGTACTATAACGGCAGAGTAATAAATGTTATTTTGCTCGAAAATGCATGTGGTGTTCCGGGAAGTGTTTGGCATAATTCGGATGATTCTTATACGATTTTTATAGATGCTTCGTTAAGTTCAAGCCATCAGAAAAAAGTTTTCGAGCACGAAATGCGTCATATATTTGAAAATGATTTTGAAAAAAGTAATGTGCAAGAGATTGAAAAAGCCGCACATAAATAAAGCATAACCGCATAAGCGATTATATAAACGTTTGGGTTTTCTCGGAAAAGAGAAAGAGAGGAATGGAAAATGAAGAAGAAAATTGTTGCAATGATGCTTGCTAGTGTTATGGCCTGTGGATTGTGGGCTTGCGGTGGATCAGAAAAGCCGAAAGAGACAGATAAGAAAGAATCTCAAAACAAAGAAGAAAATGTAGAAGTTCCAAAGGAAGATAAAAAAGATATATCATTTACAGATGATACATTGACAATCGAAGATGCTGTCATCAAAATTACAGGGACAGAAGTGGCGCCTCCAAATACCGAACTTGGTGAAGAAAAATCTACTCTTATATTTACATACGACTATACAAATACCAGCGATGAGCCACAGCAACCTGGGGTTGTTTGGATAGCATGCTTCAATGCTACACAAGAAACAGATTCTACTATCGAAGATTTAGATGTTGCAATGGCACCACAAGATCCGAAATATACGGAAATGAATGAAATGAGTTATACAGACGTAAAGCCTGGTGCAACTGTTCAGTCTGTAATTTCCTATGACATTAATGACACAACCAAACCAGTGACATTGACAGCCAATCAAGGAATGTTGGGAGAAGAACTTGGAACAAAAACAATAAATTTGCAATAAATAA